TTGAAGCCAACCCAGATCTTCAGAATGCTTTTACGGGGAATCTAGATAAAGCCACAGAACACTACGTCAACCAAGTTCTTTCTGGTCGAGAATCAAGGATTTTATATCCAGGAGGCAAGCCTGGTGCATCATATACACCTCCTACACCCCCCTCTACAGGGACAAATATATATGAAAATCAAACAGGCCTTCCTAATATTCCTAATGAGTTTAATTGGCGGGCATATCTTTATCTTAATCCGGACTTGTCACGTGCAGGGCTAACCACTGAACAAGACGCTCTTAGGCACTATTCTAATAATGGATATAACGAAGGCCGTAGCTATACTTTTCCAGGATTTAATCCTGCAAAGTATCTTGAAGCCAACCCAGATCTTCAGAATGCTTTTACGGGGAATCTAGATAAAGCCACAGAGCATTATATTACTAATGTTTTAATTGGTGTAAATGGTGTAAAAGAAACTAGACCACTGTATCCAGGCGACAAGCCTGTTACTCCAGGCGACAAGCCTGTTACTCCAACAATTCCTGAGAAACCAGTTGTTCCAGTAGTTGACCAAGCAACACAGATTAAAACAATACTAGATTCTATTAAAACAGGGACTCAAGGGGGTGATTATATAGCACAGAGAACCAACCTTCACAATAACCTGCAAAGCCTTAATGTTGACGATGATATAAAAACAGCAGTAAAAGAAGAGTTTAGGACATGGTACCTAGACAATAAATTATCTCGTTGGGATCCCAGTACAGCCGCCAAGCCTCCCTCCCCTGGAGGCAAACGAGACTTAGATTTAAATTTTTACAAAAACCTTACATCTAAACTCGGACTTGAAAATGAATGGAAATGGAATGTTGAAAATGACAATGTTGATATAACTGAACGTTACAACAATAGTATAGATGACTTTTACAAAAACCATTATACACAACAAGGAAAAATAAATGGCTTGCGTGGGTATGCAGCAGAGTCTGCTGAGCTAGCTAAAAACTACGTAGAAAAACCACTGGATGCACAAAAGCAGTTAATCAGGGATGCGGCTGATGGTGTAAAAGACACTTCTTTCGATGCACTAATAACTACAATACTGGGACCAAAGGAACTAACAGAGACTAAAAAATATGGTACCCTGGCGCAAAATGTGTTAAAAGATACTATCGCTGTATTGAATAAAGCAAAAGCAGAAGAAAGAATGTTTGATACATATCGCGGGCTGGATGGTTTTGCAGAAATTATGGATATAAATAAAACTTTGGCAAATTCAATTTTAGGAGATTCTGGCGTGGGTGGTTTTCTTGCATCGGCACAGCACAAAACTGAAGCTGATATAACAACAGATCTAGAGAAACAATTAAGTAAAGCGACAGGAATACAAAGCAATGTTGAATATAATTGGCAGAAATGGTTTGATGATACATTAGTCCAGAAATATGGTATTGACTATACACAGTATCAGGCAACGGAGGATACCTTGGATGTTGTTAATGCAACATTAGAAACTGATCCCACTAAAATATATGACACTCAGAATAAAAAATTTACAGAGGAGTTTACAAAGAAAGCTGGGTTTAATACGAGCGAGGAACTAGTTGATTTTCTTGGTAAACAAGGAGCCACAGGAGCAAACTTGTTGTCAAAATTGCAGTCTAACAATGTTGCTCTTGATGGATTGCAGGATCTTAAGACAAATCTTGAAAATCAAGTAACAACTTTAGACTCACAAAAAGATAGGAGTTTAACGCTTACTTATACAGGAGAAGGTAGTGTTCCAGAGGAGGTTAAGATTGATGCATCTTTTGCTCGTCAATTTGTAGATGAGTATTTAAAGCCTAGGTTTGATTACTCAAAATCAATGAATGAGTTTATTGATTATATGGATGTAAAAAACAATGAAAAAAACATTTTTCAAACTACTGATCGCATAACACAAGTCAAAGACTATGCGCAAAGTCTTGCTAAGGTAATGCAGGGTGATTTAGCTACTGGCTTCGACGCTAATTTTGATACAGAGTTTTATTTTAATCCTGAAGATAAATATGCAACATTAAAACAAGGCTCCTATGGAACTCAAAAAGAAAATGTTAATAAAGAATGGGAAACAGCTAAGTCCAATCCAGATGCTTTGGTTGATCCTGCCAACAGAGATCTTGGAACCTGGGCTGAAAATGCATATCTATACAATATTGACATTAAAGATTTAAAAGATAAAACTATATTTGCTAAACTTCACTATCAGCTTATAGGTTCACAAAAAGGTTATGATGCTGCGTTGGATCCCTCTTCAGTACTACAGAAACAATTTAATGATCCTGTGAATGCTAAAGCATTATCAATTGGGACTGTATTTGGTGATTTTGTTAAACCTGAACAATTTGCAGATAATTTATTAAAAGGTATTGATCCACTACTAAATAAAGATACTTGGAAAAAACTGTTAGAGCAGTATGGTTTGGATGAATCAGCAACAATAGAAGATGTTAAGAAATCAATTGTTGAGAATATCACCATGGGTACGGCAGAAGAAATTAGGTCAAATATTAAATACTTGCAAGACATAGAAAAAACACCTACACAAGCAGAGCTTGGTGTTACTTATATTGAACGTCCAGAAGACAAAGGTAAGAGCACGCTTGAAAAAACAGAATTATATAACATCTTCAAAAAAGCTGGATATACAGGGACCGAGGAATCTTTTTACACAGACTATATGCCAGACACCAGTCCCGAAGACATTAAACTTTTAACAGATGCAACAAAAAATAAAATGCCTCAGCTAGACTTAAGTTTTGACACCAAAGATCCTTTTGCTATGCTGGGCAAAATTGAAAGTGTTAATGAACCAGCACCCAAAGAAACCGTAGCCAAGAAGGATAGTTATTTTAATATAGGATTAGATGAAGAAGATCCTTCTACAACAAGCCCTGATTCTTTCCTCAGTGATTTTGCCGCCCTGCTTAAAAAATAATGTCTGAAAAACATCGAAAGGCAGCAAGTGCAGCTGGCCGCTACAAGAAAGAAAGCATGCAGTGCAATAAACCACAGCGGGCACCTTCGGGGGATACTCATAAGTGGGTCGTTAAATCATGCCATGACGGAGAAGAAAAAATAGTAAGGTATGGCAGGCGTGGATACCAGGACTACACACAACACCATGATAAAAAACGTCGTGCTAACTTCAGGTCAAGAATGGGATGTGATAAACCTATGGATAAAAACACACCTAAATACTGGGCATGCTCCCGACTCTGGTAAATAAAAACTAACACAATTTAAATTACTTATGTATGATGGTGGTACTGTGTTTACCTTCACCGTGCAGGATCTACCTACTGGCATTGATCTCATCATGAAATATGAAGGGTTTAATGAAAAATCCTTCCCTGATCCCTCCACTGGTACGGCACCATATACTATCGGTTTTGGTAGCCAGTACTATCCCAACGGTGAACCAGTGGGTAAAAGTCAGTTATGTACCTATGAAAAAGCAGAGGAATACCTGAATTACGAAATAGACGAAATCAAAAAATCTCTTGCAAAAGAAGTGCCTGACCTCAATGGCTACATGCTAGAAGCTTTGATTTCTTTTGTACACTCCATTGGTTGGGAGCCTTTTCTTTACAGTGATATCCTGGATGCCATCGAAGACGATGATCGAGAGACGGTAGCAGATGAGATGTATCGCTGGGTCTTCGACCAGGATCATCAAGTCGTGAGTAACCTTGTCTTTAGGCGACGGGAAGAAATTAATCTGTTCTTAAGCAGCACCTTAGAGCAAGGGCTTGGCTTCGGTGGACAGCTCTTATTGAATGCATTTGCTCGTTACGAAAGTATTCCTACACAAAACAAGGCTATCAAACGGCTTGAGGCTGCAATCCACCCCATGGTGCTCACTGAATTTGTTAATGAATTCAAGCTACCTAGATTGCAGTAGGCTGAAATTGTGGTGTAAGCTTTAGAATAGATACAGGCAAGCAATGAACTCTCCGATGGCTCCCTCGATTGAACCCCAGGATTTTGAGCTTCCCTTGGAGTTCAAATTCGCCAGGCGCAAGGCAGAGATACAAGCAGGGGAAATGACGTGGGAGCAGTTGTATAGTGCCTTGTTAAACCTCTATAGTCAACGGTTGATGGAGATTACAGCCATCAAGGACATACTGGCAGACGAAGGGGTCAACATTGAATTTGATATTTCATCTGAGCTAGAGCTAGAAGAACTAGCTCAGATGTACAGCGAGTATGACGAAGATGATGACGATTACGAAGAAGGAGATGCCCTTCAACCTTTCTGAAGACGGGTTAGGTACCATGTAGCTTTTTTAAGGGACTCATCTTGTCCTTTTGACCGTTCTCTCCAGGTGTACTTCAAAGCATTACCCTTGCAGTACCCACGAAATTCTTCAGGTGTTAATGCAGCCTGGATCGCGTCAATACATTCAATACCCCCCTGGGTGTAATGAGGGGGATGATTAACCATATCAACTACAGAGGCTATCGTAGCTGCCGAGATTTTCGAGGAGCCTGGTTCAAATCCACCAACACAGCTCCCTTCGCTAGTGGGATAGCGCCCGTTTCCAGACCCTCCTCCACACTCGGGATATAGCCTGTAATCCCCGGTCGGCTGGTTTCCTGTTGAGCATTGGGTGGACATTGGTTCCCCTCCAGGGCAAGGTTTAGACGAGGGCGGTCCTCTTGTGTGGCCACCAGACCCCTATTATACTGGTCATAGAGAGGAACATCATTTTCTTCGTTGTCCAATCCTGCGCCAAAGTCACACTCATTCAACTGACGGCCCCCAACTTCATCATGGTTAGGAATACCACGGCGCATGAATTCACCAAGAAAATCATCAGCATCTATTGCATTCTGCATTTGTTTAAATCTTCTTCGATTACAATATTAACATGGAACGATTCTACGATCCCCGTAAAGATTCCCCTGGAAAGTATATCCCAGGGGGATATGATCCCTCGGTAGATTCTGGTTCTTCTGCAGGTGAATCATCTGATCTAAATCCTGGTAGCAACTACAAAGTAGATACGCGCAACCTTGATACAGAAGAACAGAAAACAGCGAGACGTGCTGATACCAGTAATCTAAAGCAAGGTGAACGCGTCCAGAAATTTATGGCAGCAGCAAAATCTGCAGGTAAATTCAAACAAAGTGCTGCCCTGCGTGAACCAACCAGTGCTGACCACGGGGAAACATTCTCCCCCGTTGGAAGTACTCAATATGCAGCTAAGCCTAAAAGTACGTACGGCCTACCCTTCGTCTAGGTAATTACTGTAATCTTGCATCTCCAAGGCGTCTTGTAGGTGGGAGAACATCTCTTGAATTGTATTCAAGACCCATTGCACATTCTTGGTACGACAACGATCAAGTGCCGTACGCAGATCTGCATTCTCCTGGTGCACCACTGCGTCAGTAATAATCTGTAAGATCTTTAGACGTTGATCTACATCGGCAGGGTCGAGTTTCATACCCGACACGTCACAACTTCTTTATCTTGTCCCTGATACTTACCCTTGCGATCTGCATAGGTTGTGCCACAGGGATTTCCTTTAAAAAACATCAATTGAAGAATACCTTCATTGGCATAGATACGGTTAAACAAGGGTGTTGCATTACTGATTTCAAGTGTTAGGTGTCCTTCCCACATCGCTTCTGCAGGTGTGATATTTGTAATAATACCCGATCGAGCATACGTACTTTTCCCCATAGCAATAACAGTTACATCTTCGGGGAGTGCAATACGTTCTTCTGCTACTGCCAAACAATAACCATAAGGAGGAAGAAGAAAGTACTCACCCCTTTCGTCTTTCAATAATTCAGTTGGACGCAAGATATCTTGATTGAAATTCTTTGGATCGGTTTCACCAATATCAATACGTCCAAAAACTAGACATTGAGCTGGAGAGAGTCGAATGTCATACCCATAGGAACCAAGGCCATAACTAAGGACACGGCGACCATCTTCTTCTCTAACAATATGGCCCACAAATGGCTCAATCATGCCATGGTTCAAGGCAAGATCTTTGATTTCCAGGTCGCAGAGAAGAGTCATCTGTTGGCGTCAGTCTTACTCAGTGTACCCTACTCAGCAAAGGATCCGACCTTTCTCAGAGTAAATGTCAATAAATCTTTGTGTTGCCGCAGATGCGTCATCCTGTGGTTGGAGGTATACCACAAGTGAAGTACAGGTGCGTTGTGTGCTGATTCCCTCACTTGAAAATTTGACTAGTTCTGGGCACGTCTTAAGGATACAGACAGGGAAATCAAATATCTTTTGCTCATACCGGATCATGTCCGGACAGTTGGTAAAGTACAAGCCCTGCTCAATCTCCTTGCTTAGCCAAGCACGGTACAACCTATGGAACCACACTGCATGGGATGACGTTATCACAGTAGCGTTGGAGCGAGTCATCTTCCACTTGTCTAGACGCTTATCAAAGTAATAGGACCCACTTGGTGGAAATAGATAGACCTTCCCAAACCATTCAAGATGATTTAATCCATCGTCCTGAGGTGTAAAGAAGTTAGTAGCTTCTACATACTTATTGGCTGTCTTGGAGCTAGCCACATCAAGATCAATCTCCCCTAGAAGGGTGTGTGCTGCTGTAACCAAATCTGCATTCGTAATGAGTTCTTGATCCTCTTTACGCATATTAAAAAGGACGCCCATTATTCTGTCACCTTGTTATAGTCAATCTCAAAATAACGCAGACCCTTTTCATCATTGATAATGTACCCAGCTTTTTCCGCAGGGTCAATCTTCTGGGCGGCATTCAAGATACGACGGAAGCTTTCGGCAAGATCATCATTATTGGCCTCTTCACATTCTTCTTGCGCCCCATGTAATTCCTCAAGGGTCCAATAGAACATGCTTCGATCTTCTAGCTGAGGTTGAAAAATCATTATCCCTGGACCCTCCTTGTCCCAAAACTTCAGGTATATCTTTGCCATATCACCAAGGATAAAACGCACGGTTGTATCCAGAATCTTTGCTTTTTCTGGAGAATAATCTTTGTCTAGTAGATTCGTTAGTAGTTCTTCTCGTCTAGTCATGATTGAACAAGTCCTTGTTTGGTTAAAGATTCTAGTAATTTAGGAAGCGGCTGGTACACACAGACCATCTTGCCAATTATGCCACGCTTTTTTACGAGGTTACCGCTGTCGTCTTTTAGTTTATTAAACTCCTTGGCACGGATCAGGTACTCAGCAACACACCTCAACCTCCTTTTAAGGGATAGCTCTGCTTGCGGAAATCTACCACAGATTGTATCAGGTGTCATGTCAGCAAATGCTAACCGTAATCTATTGGCAAGGGTCATGCTTGAGTTGGCGTCTTCCTCCTCATAATCTCTTATATTCAGTAGGTACCGCTGGAGGCATCCGTCATCAAAGGAGCCAACAGGAGGCAAAAAGCCTGCTACTTGTTTAGCAATAATACTTGGGAGTAATTGAGAACAGTTCTCAAGAGTGACGGTTGTAACGTCCAGATCTTCTATTAGATGTGACATATCATAGATGGGTGCTGTGCTTATAGACATATAAGGTCTTATTTCGTAAATCACTGGGCTCTACTGGACGGTCCTTAGAAAAAGATCGGACCAGCTCATTCCATGGAATACGAATAACCGCCTTGCCACTGGCGCGGGGACAAATATTAATATAGTGTATACCTTCAACCCACCCTGTGCCGCCTTTAGTTTTTGCTTTGCTAATCCAATTTCTAATTGTTTGATCAGAAATATTAAGGCGCTTGGCACATTCTTCTGTTGAAATGTATTCGTCAGAGTACAACTCAGGATTCATAAGGTCCGTTTCTTCGGTCTTGTAACGAGAATGCCACATTGATCCCAAGATAGTTTTGATGCCTTTTAATTCGACTGCAATATCCTCAAGACTTTTTCTAAGACCGTGTTGCATGGTATCAATATATCTTTTTTTATGCTAGCTTTAAAGCAAGCAAATTGTTACCCATGGAAGAAAATCAAGTTCCCGCTAGCACACCCCCGCAAATCCCACAGATTCCTGAAGGGTATATCTCTCCAGAAATCCTGGAACAACTCAAGGTCCAGGCTCGGGTTCAAGCTATCCAGGCAACACTGAATCAGAGTGTACCCCCTACTTTTGTACGCCAAGCACCCAGGTCTACCCCTGCCCCTGATCAGGTTGTCTATGTCCGTCGCAATCTGACCGTAGCAGAATTGATTGTTGTATTCATGCTTTCTTGTGGTCTGGTACTAGGTATCCAAGGGGGCTGGCACCTGGCTAACAATCTTCCTCGCATTGAAGTGCGATGGAATAAGTAAAAAGGACTTATAATCTTAATAGGGGAATTTGTTGTCTGTTAAATGGCTAATAGACGGATATCTGAACTACCACTAATAGAAGGCGCTCAGGTAGCAGATGCAGATCTGTTCACCTTGGTGCATGTATATGAAGTTGACCCAAGTTTAAAAAACAAAAAGATTACCATATCAGGTTTTAACGAATACTTAAAAGTTTATTACGTTACTACTTCGGGTGGAACTATAAACGGCTCTTTAAATGTACAAAAAACAATTACAGCAGCAACTGGTATTTTTGGTAATATTATTTTTCCTAACTCTGTAATTTCTGGTGATCTTTTTGTTTACGGTAGTGGTTACTTT